TTTTTTAAATGGAACGTCTTTGACTGCAGGACCAATTTTACTTCCTCCACCATTTCCACCTCCTTGATTAGCGCTCTTATTTACGGAAGGACTTTTAAAATCTGCTTTTGAAGCATCCATTCCTCCACCACGAAGTTTTCTAATTTTTCTTTTCATTATTTTTTCTTCTTCCTAGCAATCTCAAGTTTCTCATCAGCAATTCTAATTCTTTCTGCTGCTTGATCTTCGTTGTTTTCTAGTTTCATTTTTTCAATATCTAATCTTTCATCGATTTCATTTTCTCTAATTTCATTAGAATTCATATCTTGGTCTGCTCTTCTTTGAATATCAATTGCTTTTAGATCTAATTCTCTTTCTTTTAATGCAACTAGTGGATCTTTCTGTTGACCCATAGCTTCACCTTGAGCAAGTTGTGTTGTTATCTCTGCAACTCTTTTTGCAATCATAGAAGCAACTTGAATCTCTGCTCCTTCTGGATCTTGTTGTAACATCTGTTGCATTTGAGGATCATTTTGAATCATTGCACCAACTTCTCCTTGTGCTTTTAATGAAACGTGCTCAGATATGTGTGCTTGTAGAGCTGAATACACTTGAGGATTAATTTGAACCATTCTTGTTTGCATAAATGCTACATGAGCTGAAATATGTGCGTCATGATCTTGAGTTGGAAATGCTCTTAAAGGTTTTTGCATTAAAGCTTCCATATTCTCGGTCGCTGGATCTTTAGGAGTTGGTTTTTCTTGTGGAATAAGTAATTGATCTATGTCTTGAGTTCCTAATGCTTCATATACTCTACGATATGCCTCTCTCAAGTTGTGCATCATAGGATTTGACATAGCAATCTTTAAATTTTCGTTAGCAAGCGTTACTCTTTGTGCCATACTCATAATATTTGGGTCGGCAACCGGTATTACATCTACTCTATCATCGAAATCAGTTTGTTTTACTGCTTGATCGGCACCATATACTGAATATGGGTACACCGGTGGTAGATATGTACCAAATACTTTTGATAAAAGTCTAAATTCTCTTCTCATTGAGTAGTAACATCGCTTGTGTATTGCGCTCATGACCCTTGATCCACGTTCCAATAAGGACACAGTGGTACCAACAGCTCTATTTTGCATGTCATTACCTGTATCCATGTTAGTAATTGCTGCAAACTTCTGTCCTGCGTTAACAACAAAGCCCATTAATTGATATAATGTAGCTGATGGCTCTTTAAAAGGTAAAATTTGAAATTGATCTTTGATGTTACCCCCAGGTGCATCCACATCTCTGAACTCTCCTGGTTGAAATGGTTGGTCATCGTCTCTAATTCTTATACCTCTAGACTTAAATCCTGCAGGTAAGTTAGATAATGTACCTGCATCTAGTAATTGTCTTAGTGATTGTGTTGCAGTTCTAGATAATCCACCTATCATGTGTGTTAATCCAAAACCATAAAAACCTAATCCTGGTAAAAATTTAAAATGTACAAAGTATTCTTTTCTTTTTTTAGTTTCATCTGCCATATCATAGTTACGATAGATAGATAAAACTTCTCCAGAGCCTTCATCAATAGTTATGATGTAAGGAACCTTAACTTCTTTTTCTGAATTAGTGTTTTCAAACTCTTGTAAATTACAATCAACGTGCATCTCAAGAACTGAGTATGAATATTGTTTATCAGTTGAAGGAGTAACCCCTTCTAACTCTTGATATTTTTTTTCAATTTCTGTGGGACCACTTGAAGTTGGTTTTAATTCTACATCTCTATAAAATCCTGCTGCTTGTTTTTTAAGTATTTCATTCTCTCCCATTTTTATAACATGGGTAATTCTTTCACATTCTAATAAATCGCTAGCATAGTATGGAACCACTAAGTCTTCTGCAGGAATAAATTTAGATACAGCTCTTTGCATCACTTCATCATAGTAAACCTTCTTAAATGCAGAACCTGCTAATGCTAAATAAAATAATAACTGATCAAATTCTGGAGTGTACTCTTCCATCTCTTCAGTAATCATGTAGTTCATAAAATCTTGAACACGTTGTGCTTGATTTACTTTTTCATTATCTTCCATTCCAAGAACTCTAGCTCTTACAGGTCCTTGAGACGGGAGTAATTCTTTATAGGCTTGTGCTTGAAATTGAGTTACAGCTTCTGATAAAAGTGGATGAGTCACGGATGCCGAACCTTTAAACGGTCTAGTCATCTCTGTGTGTTTAATTCCAAGTAAATCTAAATTATTGGTATAAGAAGTTTCCCAATCTTTTCTTGAAACTCTATCTTTTTTATAATCATCTAATAGCTGATTTGACATTCTTTGAAGAGTCTCGTCAGACATGTCTTCTGCAAGATTCTTAAAAAATTCTTCAGTCTCGTTGACAGCTTCTTCTACAGTTGTCGGTTCCTCACCTTCAATTTCGATATCAACTTCTTCTGAATCAGGAGTTATTACTTCCTCTTCAATTGCTTTGTCAATTTCAGCCATGTTAAAAATTAATAAAGTTTAGTTGGTTTATTTCTCGCCATTCCACCACCACGAGCTTTAACCATTGTGCCTTTGTTAAATAATTTTTTATCAAATGTAAAACCAAATAAACCTGGATTTTTGCTATCCGTGCTTTTTTTCATTGCATTAGATTTTTTTGATCTTGCAACTTTCATTGCAGATGAATAAGCCTTTTTATTTTCATAAGTCTTACCACCACTTTCAATTTTCCCATCTTTTAAAACATTAATAGATTTTTGATTCAAACCACTAACTTTTTTACCACCTTGATAAATTCCAGATCCACTTCCTTTACTTGAATCTAAATTTACAAATTTAGTTTTAGTATTACCAACTCCTTTGTTAACACCATCTTTAAAAACATTACCTGTTGAATCTACTTTTAATCTTGGAAATTTTGTTTTAACTTTTGTTGGACCAACAGCAGTTTTAAATTTTTTAGCTGTACCTGTAAACAATCTTTTATCTGTACCTGTTGCTCCTGTAATTTGTGATTTTCCTCCTAGCATTCCTAACTTAGATGCACCAAATAATGCTGCCCCAGCTAGAAGAATCTTATTTCGTCTTCTTGATTTTTTTGACATGTCTTTAACTCCTAATTAATAATATACGTATTTACGTTCTTTATAACTTTGAACCTCATCCTCGTCAGCATAAGTAGTTACAAAAGAACCTTGTCGATATCTTAACATAGCTTGGGTAGTGCTGTCCACATAATCGTCATGTTCTCCATGAGGAAACGCAGCACATTCCTCAATCACTTCTTGAGCCCAATGTTCGTCTCTAGGAAAATATACTTGTTTAGATTCAAATAATGGAGCACAGGCGTTGACCCGTGAGTGTTTGTCCTGGCCTCTTCCTGGTGTGTAATCCATAACCGGTATACCCATTCTTCTTAATTCTTGTAATAAACTTTGTCCACTAGCTTTAGCTTCTATAATAATTGTTTCTGGTTGCCAATACTTATATTGATCGAGTGCAACCATTTTTAATTCTGGAAAATCATATTTACCTTTTACGGCATCAATTAACATAATAGCATCAGGCATGGATTCGTGAGGCGTGAATATTCCCCATGTAGTAATTGCACTATAATCGGCAGATTCTTTTTTACTGAATGCAGTATCATAAGATTGAATAACATGTTTTAACGTAGGAAGATCCCCGACCCAAGGCTGCCACCATTCTCTTTTAAGAATTGCTCCTTCCTCTGACGTGGGGTTTTGCATGTATTGAGCTGACCAATTTCTAATTGATATGGACGCTTTAACTTTTTCTAATTCATCTAGGCTCCAATATTCAGGCCACACGGGTTGGACATTGTCATCTTCTCCAAGCAAAGCAGGAAAAGAAATTGTTTCCCATTGGTCTGACTTAGGTTCATTTTGTGATTTAATTAATCGACCTGTCAAATCATCTTGAGCCCATCTTGTCATTACAAGTACAATTGAGCCTCCAGGTTGTAGACGTTGTCTTGGTCCTGATAAGTACCAATCAAAAGTTCTCTCCATAGCACTATCGGATAACGAATCTTGCTCCGTGTGTGGATCGTCAATAATAAGTAAGTCCGCCCCTCGTCCTGTGATAGAACCGCCAACACCCGCTGCAAAGTATTCCCCACCTTGATTGGTCTCCCAACGTCCTTTTGCCTTACTATCTTCTCTTAGTCTAACATCTCCAAAGATCTGTTTATACTCCGCACTATCAATTAAGTTTCTTACCTTAGCACCGAACCTTCCTGAAAGTTCTGCGTTGTGAGATACCTGCATAATTTTCATTTTAGGATTCTTTCCGATCATCCAAGCAGGAAAGTATATGGATGCAAATTCTGATTTGGTATGTCTAGGAGGCATATTCACTATGAGCCTTCCTTTTTTATTTTTAGATATCTTAGTAAACTCGTGTGCTATGTGTTGATGGTGTCCCCACTTATCTGGATCTTTATCAGTTCTACAAATGAAATCTGGCCAAACATTCTTTACAAAATACAAGAAGTTGTCTTGGCATAATTTTATATGTTTCAACCATACTTTTTCGAGCCTCTCTCGTAATTGATCGGTGGTCAATAATTCTGTATCTGTCATCTTAATTTACTATACCCTCGGGTCCCCTTTAAATCTACCCCCTAATTCTAGGAAGCC